CCTAGAGGGTATAGAATAGGTTTATACCCTACACGGTAAATTTTCTTTTTCTGTGTCGGAGTCATAAGACTCCTATACATTTTTACGCCATTACGAAATTCAGTCGATGTCATCATCTGCCTCTACAGGCTCTTCAACTGGAGTTTCTAGGGGATTGGCTTCTTCAGGTATTTCATCTTCAGGCGGCTCCCACCCATGCTCACGGGACAGTTCTGCACTATCCCGGATGCCAGAGTCTACATAGAGGAGTTCTGTTTCTGCTATGACTTTTTCCATGTCAGCCGTGCGCTTGTCAATCTCTGACTTTTCCGTCTCGGTAAGCTGATAGAGGGAATTGAAAGTAATGTCGATCTTGGCCGTAATACCCTTCCACTGCATAATCATATCAATGAGGCTACGGAGAGCGGGCATAAGCCTATTCCGCTGTGCGGCTTCTACAAGGTCATAGTAGTTGCGAAGGTCATTCTCACCTGTGGCATTAAGACCAGCAGGAGAGCGTCCGAATAGACGAGTTACAGGGATAGAAGTAGAACCAGACAATTTCAGCATGAAGCGGTCGATTACTTCAGGGAGACCGGCGAGAGTTGCATATTGCCGGGTGTAATCCTCTTCCTTGTCCAACACGATGCCATTAAGGATTGATTTTGAAGCGTTAATAGCATTGAGGCGTTCAACAAGTAAATTCTGTCCAGTCTTTCCATCTTTATCCGGGGTAGAGGCAAGAAGCTCCGTAAGCCCCTCGAATTTATAGGTACCAATCATAAACTCATAGAGGAGGTTGACGGTTGACTGTGTTACGCCACCAAGATCACGCACATCTTCGTATATACGTTGTATAGACGACATACCCCAGTAACGGATATCTGGCGTGAGAGATGTGTAGAGCTTATTTGGGATGGGGTCGTTAAAGAAGGGAATGACACGGGTATAGTGGACGAGTTGTTCTATAATACTCGTACCAATATAAAGGCGTATCTTGTAGAGGAGTATCTTACCGAAAGTGGGAGACATCATATTCTGATCGAATATGCACTCAGATACGTTTATAGCGGTACGATCAATGGGACGTAGATACTCGATGTTCTTGATAGACTTGAGTTTGAGGGGCTTGTCCATTGTCTGCCCATCCATAGCACCGATCAGGAGGATGGAGCCACCGAAAAGCCTCTGCCACCTGATTGCCGTATTGAATTTCTCTTCAGCATCAAGGCGTACAAGCTCATCCATGATTAACTGTGATGGCGCATCCAAGGGGGATTCATCCAGAGGCTTTTTCTTTACGTTGTCGGATTTGTCATCAATGAAAATCCACTCACGGGTCATATCGTCCGCTATGATGTCCACGATACGGGAAGCTAGTCCATCACCCAGATACATTTCAGCGAGAGTCGCATCGTCAAGGACGGTGGCACTGCCATATTTAGTATACTGAGATTTGTCTTGTTTTTGGTTCAGGCCAGTTAAAGCGTTACTCCAACTGTCATTACGAACGGCATTAAGACGCTCTAGGGGCTTGGGAGCTTCCTGTACTGGGACGGGTATTTTTCGTGGACGACCTCTTGGCATATATAAATCCCCCTATATTCAAAATAGAATATGTAATAAATACTATACATAATCTATTTCGTCAAGGGGGATTAGTTTATTATCACCAACGATATAAATCTTTAATATCACGAGTCTGTACGAACTTTCCCTCCCTCAAAAGTGAAGATGCACTGTCACAGGCGTCGTCGTGAACATCGGCATCCACAGACCAATCCTTAATTTGATCTAGATACATCAAGTCTGTTTCTTTTGCCCATGCTATACGGGGCCATGCTTCATAAAGGTATTTCGATATCTTCAGTTCTTTCTTCATGGACTCATTATAGGGTTTAGGCCATATTCCATTCGCTACTGCTAGAGGGGATGATGTAATAGCTTCAAGTGAGAAACCCCTATCGCTGTTATCTTCCATAAAGAGTTTCTTGGCTCTATACAGAACCATTTTCTCTACCACGAAAGGTATCCAATCTTTAATATGTATCTTCTCTGTGAATCCTATAGCGCATATTCGACCATTCCCTATAGGCTTCATTATAGTGAGGGCGCAATTATCCTTTCCACCGTATGCGGCATCGATATGTGCTACAGCCTCAGAGCGATATGCGTAATCCCATTCCCCTATTGTCGGCTCTTGGAAAAGGTTATCTTCATCATTCTGGAATTCAAGGTCATAGTTAATAGAGTATAACGTAGCTGGAAGGATAGCTTTCTTGTCGGCTATCTGCTCATCAGTTAGAAGCCCTGTAGCCGATACGGGGAATTTGAGAGCAGGGGGTAGAATAGAGAATAGTCCATCTCTAGCCCAAGGAGTACCAACAACACGAAAGCGCCCACCCGGATCGAGGATGTTTACCTGCATTTCCGTCATAATCATCTTGGTCTTTTCCCGCTCTGCTGAAGATATACGGTCTATGAGGGCTTCACAGTCGTCACCTATGATATCGGTAAAGTGACTTCCCGTCATACTTGAGTCAAGGCCGAAAGCTGTAAGAGAGCCTTCTTTCGTCTTGGTTTTCTTTACCGAGAATTCAATCTTACCAGCTTTACGGGTAGTGAACGTCCAATCCTCGCCCCATACGAAGGATAGAAGGTCGTGTACGTTATCGAGCATACAGATATTGGAAATATTACGTAACATCTCACTAGCTTCGGTAAACGTCTTTCTCACTATGGCTATACGGGCATTGGGATTCTGCATAAGATACCATATAGTGCCAATTTCGCTGATTGCTGTACTTTTGTAGCTACCACGATGCCCCATGAGCGCCCTAACAGTTGTTGCACCCTCTCTCCCCCATACATAATGTATCCATTGTGAGTGCATCGTAGTTAGCTTATCTTTACCTGCCAGATTCCCTAATAGATGAGGGTATCGAGCGATCTTCTTTACATCGTCCCAAGTATACTTCGCCATGCGGCCTCCTATAATGAAATAGCCCTATATAGCTTTTATACTATATAGGACATATCTCTGTCAAGGCCGTGTAGGCTATTTTGCAACTCTCCACTCGTCGAACCATACTTTAATAGTGCTGTCTAGACGTATCCCGTTCATATTTGCGTATGTGTCACAAGACACCGTGTAGATCATATCTAGGGGCATCCCATGTGCGAGTCCGGCATCGAAAGCCTTGAACATCGCTACCTTGGCTTTTTCCCATGCCACCGCTACTTCTGCCCTATCAAATGCACTCTGTACGTCCATTGTGTTCTCCTATGCTTAGAGAGTACTCAATTAACTCTCATCGGTCAAGTAAGAAAACACGAAAGCTGTCATATTCTTGGTGGGCTTAGGTAGCGGACGCTCCCCCCGGCTGAAGGCACGATAGGCGGTGAGTCCCATATTGTATGCGGCTACCATGCCCCACTGCGTCCCCGTGTGCTTCTTGAGGATGGCAAGATGCTTTATCCCTATCTCCATATTTTCCCGCCAGTCATATGGATCGAAAGGGACTCCCCCATGATATTTCCATGTGAATTCATCTATATAGGCACTATTAAGTTGCATGATACCTATATCGAGGGTGCCATTCGGATTCACATTGACAGCATCGGGGTTCCATGCAGACTCCCATTCGATTAGTTTGGCTACCGTATATGGGGATAGCCCATATATTTTACATAACCGGATCAATTCGGTCGCATATACTTTTGGAACGGCAGTCTGCTGTGCTTGGGCTGGAATAGCAAAAGACAGATATAGCCCAAGCACTATAAGAGACTTTACGGTTTTGGTTTGAAACAAGGGGGTTCTCCTGACCAAGTACAAATTGGTGCCGGGACACTTCCCCACCATTCTTCAGCCTCTTTGATGATTTCTGGTGTCAAAGCCCTCTTACATTCTTCAGGGTGATAGATGCAATTCTCATACATCGTACAGAATGTACTGTCTTTATAGCATACCACTACGTCACCTCCTGCAATCTCAGCCATAGGATTGTCCATTATACCTCCTCTATAAACAGTAGACCATGTTTGGTCAAAATGTCCCTATTCTCTTCTTTAGCTGAAGAAATTATTTTAGCTATATTTTTTCTTATAGCTTTGCTGAAATTACCGAGTTGTGAATCCTTGAGGTTCTTATCAGCCACTATATGCTGATAGGGATTTTCATTTTTCCAGTATTCTGAAATAGCAAGTAAAATCTTTTCTTTAGAGTTCTCGTGATTAAGGTTGTCTACTTTCATCCTAATAGTAGACTTAAAATCATTGACGCATACATCCCACATAAAAGGTGAACAGGAGTATCGAAATGATATGAGAAACCGCCTACTACCTGTTTTGGAGAAGGAACTATCAAATATAGGTATAGCGAATACAGTAGATATGAGCATCATCCCTCCTCTAGTAATACCAGTTCCCCGGCGTCGTTCGTGTAATATACTGTGGGAATATGCGCTTCGGCAATAGCCATACGACATATTTCGCACGGTTTTGCCATAGCCCAAGAGCCATCCTTCAGAATACGACCTACAATGAGGGTTTCTACGCACCCCCTACCCTTGATAATCGCGGATACTTCGGCATGGAGGTATTGTCGTGCATCATTACCTGTCTTGTCTGCTAGTATCTTCATATACGGATGTGTCTTTACATA